GTCGAACCGCTCACCTCCTGAATGCAAATCAGGCGCTCTGCCAAATGAGCTAATGGCCCTAAAAATTACCAGTGGCGATGATGACGCCATGGGCCCGGACGATAGTACCCACGGCCAATGCCGACGCCAATGCTCCACTGTACCGTTGGTCCATAATAAGGAGATGGAACAACGTAATAAGTTTGCGTCGATGGCGCCTGGCCTTCGACCTGAGTTGTGACAGTCACTTTCTTTGCAGTGACTGGTGCTGGTGCATAAACGCAACCGGCGAGAAAAAGTAAAGGAATGAGTAGTAATGTTTTCATGTAAGTATTTATTGGTGCACTAGACAGGACTTGAACCTGTACGCCTTGAGGCAATGGCTTCTAAGACCATCGTGTCTGCCATTCCACCACTAGTGCGCAAATTGGCGGAAGAGGTAGGATTCGAACCCACGGTGGAGTTACCACGACTGATTTCAAATCAGCTGCCTTAAACCACTCAGCCACTCTTCCGAACTGGGCCTGTTTTTATTGCGGTAGTCGCCCCGATCCGCAAGTTGTCAGAGTTCATGCATACCTGCCTGAACCTGAAAAATGGAGCCCCAAGTCGGATTCGAACCGACGACCTACAGTTTACAAAACTGTTGCACTACCGCTGTGCTATCGGGGCAAAATCCCGCACTGCACCTAGAGTCTCTCAGAGACTTCCCGGAATGGACCCGTACTTCAATGCAGGCAGGAAAGAAGCCCGGCGAATTATTTTAACGAGCGTCCGGGGCCGCTCGGTTTTTTCTAAAAAGAACGAATTGCTTCGGTCCCTATCGCGCTTTCAGGGCGCGGATTGGATCCCCCTATTTCGGTCGTTTGGGCTCCTTAAAGCCGGAGCCTGGCAGTCAAACTGTTTATTTATTCTGACACAAGAAGCATCAGAAGTAAATGAAAAAGTGATTAGTTGATGAACAAAAATTGTCTCCACTCTTCGCGCATCTGCATGCCATCCGGCATCAAACTAAGGAAGTGGTGCACGGACCGCGGCCTGACTTCGTCGCCGTTAACATTCAAGTACGGGTACGAGTTATCCTTGGCCGAATTACAGGCGCGGCATGCCAGCACAATGTTCTGCTGGTCGTTTGACCCACCCATGGACTTCGGATAGACGTGGTCCTTGGTGGATGCTGAGAAAGGAACTTTCTGAAGACAGTACTGACAGACTCCCTTGTAAAGGCCATAGATGGTCTTCAGCGACACGTTCTGGCCTAGCCTGGCATGATAACCGAAATGATGCGTGCAGACCACGATGGTCGGCACCGGCCACTGCGTCTCCTCACCTGTCACGACGTTCGGTGCCGATCGAAGGCACGGCTGGTCATGGTACAGTTCAACCGTCAGATCCGCCCAGCTCAGGCTATTTGAGTAGCCCTCGACCTCCGTCACCTCGTCACCGTTCCAGGATGCGCAGTTTCCTACAGCATCAAGTCCCTTGACACGCCCATTCATCATGTGGCGAATCGCAGCACGGGCGGTGAAGAACCTACCGCTTGACTGGTAGTTCTTGTTGAGCACGAGAGTCGTCTTCTCTGATGGATCTACGGGTACCATGGCAATGGTAGTCGCGGTGGGATTCGAACCCACACTGAAGAGATTTTAAGTCTCCTGCCTCTGCCGTTGGGCTACGCGACCAACGGATTATCCGGTGATCGACTTGACGACCGAGCTGAAGCCCTTGCGAGGGACGTTGTACTTGCGGGCCTGCTTCCAGCTCTCGCCGGAGAGGACCTGGCAGTGGCCAGCGGTCTTGTGGTCCCAGATCATCACGCCAAACCGGTTGACCTTGGTCTCACGGGGTACGAAATTGGGATCAGGCAGAAGGCCGGCTGCAATGAGCCGAGCGGTGGTAGCGTTGTGAGTGTACACGTTAGCTGTGGTCGATGGTGTCGAAGACGTCCTGGGCAACCGAGTCCAGGTAATTCTGGATGAAGTCGGTCGGAATGCTCTTGCGGTCGATGCCAAACTCATCGGCCGTCTCAAGAAGATCGGCAATCAGGAGGTTGATGCCCTCGTGGTACTTTTCTGACACGATATGGCTCGGAGAACTGAAGTGAGGAGTATTTTCCATAGGATTAGGTGGTCACGAGCGCCTCGGCATACTTGGCGGAATCGGGAGAGACGGCATTGATGCCGTCGGTGAACTCAATACGAACCGAGAGGTTGGTACCGAGGAGACGGTTGACCGCCGTGATGGTACGGTACACGTCATCCAGACGAGCCATGTCGCCGGCAGATTCGGTGAGGTGAACAGAGATGAATTCTTGGTTCATGAGGAAATACTAGCAAAAACGATCAGAGAGTAAACAACGAAAAACTACCTAAGCCGTTGATTCAACGAGGAGCCAAACGGTTGGCATCCTTGAGGGATTGAGCGATCAGCTCGTTGGCCCACTTGACGTAGGCCTCGAGATTGGTGATCTTGATGCCTTTGGCCTCGCCGGAAGAAATCGCGTACTTCAGCTGAGCCTCGAGGTAACCCACTCGGAAAGCGTAGTGGTCAGCGGCCTTACGAGCATCGCGCTCGAGATCGAAGACGGCATCAAGAACAGTAGTCGTGTTGTTATTCATCATGACAGCATACTAGCACACGCTGCGCAAACGTAAACAACTAAGAATTACCTAAGCCGTTGATACCCAACGGCGCCTAACTAGTTGGTATCCAACCCTTTAGGGTTCTTGACTTTCTTCTTTGACAGAATCTTGGCCTTCTTGTTCAATCGTGAAACCACTTCCTCTGCGGTCATCCAGATATCCTTGTTCTCCAGGATCGCTCGAATCTCGGCATCCGTCAAAAAGTTCTGGTAGATCTCGAAGAGAAGTTTCTCGGACCAGACTCGCTCGTGCTTGATCTGGTCGATCATCTCGCCACCCTTTCCGATGGTGCCACCGGAATAGTTGTGGAACATGAACATCGAGTGCGGAGATATCTCGTAGGTATCCGACATCAGGAAGATGATCGTGGCCGCACTCATGCAGGCACCCTCGACCGAGGCGACAACCGGAGCCTTGCACTCACGGATGACCCTCATAAATTGGATGGCCGTCCAGAGGCTTCCGCCCTCAGAGTTGATGTAAAGCTTGATGATGTCAGTCGGAGGAGCATGCCGAATCTGGTTGAACCATTCGGTGTACTTGTTGGCCTCCTCGATCGTACCGGTGATGTAGTACTCGTGAAGATGTGCGAGTGCCTTATCGGTAAAGGCAGCCTGATTCTTCTTGTCGACACCCAGCATCTCGGCGATCGGGCTTGATAACAAAGGTTTGTGGTTCATTCAAGTATGTATCTGTTCTGACTGATATCTTGCGATGGTTTCTCTAAGTGATTTTGTCCAGTTGTCTCTCTTCTCTCTGAAGATTATTGGGTTACGTACGAAATCGACTGACATTATGGTTACGAGATTTGTGATCGGAATCCCGGTTCGTTCCTCAAACATGATGGCGTACGCTGCTTCTTGCATGAAGTACGAGGAGATTTCGCTGGCATCCTTGGCTCTCTTCGAGGTCTTGATATCTACGATCGAGATCTTTCCATCAAACTCGGCAACAAGATCGCATCGACCTGCAACCTGCAGGTGATCCGAGTACAGCGGAGCTTCTTGCACAAAAATTGTGCCGATGTGTGTGTCGAGTGCTGGCTGTATAGACCGAAAAGCCGCAATGGCATTTGGCATCGCCGATTCATCCATCGGTTCATTGTTGAGGTATTTCTCGACCAGAGTATGGACGCTCGTACCACGGCCTGCGGCTGCTCGGGATATCGCATTGGCCTCCTCTTCGCCCACCCGTTTTCTCCACTCTAGGATCTTTTGCCTCGAGAGGATAGAGAGTACGGTGGTGATCGATGGGTACTTTTTCCCCTGCGGAGTGACATAGTTACGACCCTTTTCTCCCGTTTCGCAGGCGAGGTCATCGTATCCAATGTCAACTCTTTTGTGCAGGAACGACATCAATTAAAATCTTCTTCTAGGTCTTCCAGGTAATCATCTACGTCCGATGGACGATTCATCCATGACTGGAATTCCATTTCGTCGCCAGAGTTTATAGGCTTCTTGTTCTTCTTGTTCTTGCGAGCCTTCCGCTCGAACTCATCCATCTCTGCGTACTTGTCTCTGCCTTTACCTCTTTTCATTTCCTTGTGTTTGCTTTGATTTCTGTTTCTGCACGATTTCTTTCGTCATGATGTAATCTCGAACCAGGCCTGAACGGACAATGTCCTGCCAGCCGAATTCGATGCAATAGAAATACTTCATCTGCTCGATGATTTCCATGAACTCGAGGATTCCAGATTTATCGTTCTTCTTCTCCAGATCTGTCTGGTAGTAATCGCCGCACATGATGAGTCGGCAACCATCACCGAGACGAGTGATGATGGAATCAAGTTCATGGAATGTGAGGTTCTGCATCTCATCGATGATGACGATTGAGTCTCTCAGCGTAATACCACGAACAAAGGATGTGGTCAGGAACTCCACCTGCTTCTTGGCGACCAGTTTATTCCAGGCCATCGGATCCCCGAAGAGCTCTGCACAGATGGCGATGTACGGGTACAGGTAGGTCGATTCCTTCTCCGCACGGTCACCCGGGAGAAAACCAATATCACGAGTAGGGACAATAGAACGAACGATGATGATCTTATCGGCCTTTGACTTTCCGCTCATGATCTCCTGGAATGCCAGGTACATGGCCAGAAACGTCTTGCCAGTTCCGGCACATCCGGACAGGCAAAGATGATTGTTCTTCTCGAACGCCTTGAAGACCCTCTCCTGTGACTTCGTCAAAGGTTCGATGACCTTGAGGGAGTCAAACTTCGGAAGAGAAACTGGAGGCTGAGGTTGTTTTTGTTTCTTTGATTTAGCCATTAGCGAGTTCGAATAGTGTTAGACCTGCCTGAGCCTTTCTTCACCTTCTTCAAGACATCGTTCCACCCGCTGCCGGCTCGGCTGACGTTAGACTTGAGGCTAGAGTAGGACATCTTGACTGCAGAGACTCCACGAGATACCTTCTTCTTGCCACAGCTCGGGCACTTCAGTGGTGAATCTCGATCCTCGAATGGAACGATCTGTTCGAATTCGTGACCACAAGATTGGCAGATGAAATCGTAGTTAGGCATATTAGGCAGAAACGGTAAACCAATCAGGGCGGTTACGCTTCGTCCAGACCATCTTGAAGCGACCCTGCTTCGTCTGGTAGAATTTACGATAGGAAGTCACGGGATCGTTCTCATTCATGCACTCGGGATTTGACTTCATCGCCAGGCGGAATGGTGTCTGAGGAATGTCAGGAATGTTAGCAGGAGCCTGGTCTAGCACGAAACGGAGCTTCTCGTCGGTGCCGTGCTTCTTGCCGTAACGGTAGGTGTACTCGTCACACAGCGCACAGAAGTGCTCGTAGTGCCAGATATAGTTGGCCATGGATTCCATAGTCCATATGGTGCATGGATGGCCCATGTGCACCGCACCGTAAAGCGTGGAGTCAAGAGTTTTATCGGTGAGTTCCCAGATCTTGGCTTTACGGATCTTGCCGGTATCGATATTGGATCTGACAACGGATCGCATCTTACCATCAAGCAGGCGGTGAGCGGTACTCAGCATCTGGGCTGATTCGACGATCATCTTCACCACGTGCTTGTCACACTGCTGTTGTGCAGCAAGCACGGGTGAAGAATCTAAGACAAAGATGTTCATAACGAAAGGACAATCAATCTAACCTGACGGTGCAGGTCTGTAAATCACAAAGATCAGGCGGCGACCTCCGCCATGGTATTCACTTGTTGCATTGTCTGGATGTATTCCTCAAGGTATTTCTGTTTGTTCTGTATGGCTTTCACTCGCTTTTCATTGCCCTCTTTCTGGAGGCGCTGAATGAAGTAATCGAGTTCCACTGAATCTTGCTTGAGTCTTTCCAGTTGGTTTGTGATCATGTATCTCGCTGTTGTGTTTTGCGTGAACCATGATGTAGTGGGCACACGGTGCCGTCAAGATAAAATCAGATTAGGCCACACGGCCTTCACGAGTTCTTTGCTGAGAGCTGGGTATTGTTCCTGCAGCTTCTTGTCCTTCATTGCAATGACGATCGCTGCATCTCGAGGATGGATACCCTCGAGCATACGCAGGAACAAGGTCTCTCGCTTGGTCTGCTTGAGAGCATCTCCTTTGCCACGCTTCACGAAGTATGTGAAATCACGAGTTGAACGCATGAGTGTGGTGGGAGACTTTCCTTCCGTGGACAACGTCTCCTTGAACGGAGGTGCACCAGGGGGAACGGTGAAGACGATTGTGTCGTCAAAAGCTGCACGGAGGACATCTCGGATTGCGAGACAGTTGTTCTCCTTGAGAATAGCAATCCTCTCTTCTTTCGTCTCGGCTTTCTGCACAAGATCAAAAATCTCGAAGACCTCTGTCGGTTTAAACTTATTCATAGCGAGACGGTGTTAAATTCCTCCGCACACTCGATGAGCTGGGAGCAACGTTTTTCAACCAAGTAATTCAATGTATTTGAAGCCGGTTTCACAGATTCAAAAGTATTTATGATCTCAGCCTTCTTGGCGGAAGGAATTTTTGTGAGATCGATCAGAGCCTGGTTGCGCTGAAAATTGCGGTATTGCTCGGTCGTCATCTTGGTTTGCAGAGAATCCCAGTTCGAGATCCACTCATCCATGATTTTGGCACGAAGAGGAGTCTGCCTGCCACCAGAAACAAAGACGTCATCCGGAGAAAGGACGTTTGGCACGCCGTCACCGGTATCACCGCGCAGAACATGCTCCTGCAGGTAGCGAACAGGATCTTTCTCCTTGACAAATTCCTTGGCCATCGGGCTGTACTGACGAACATTCTTGTACCGATGCAACTGAACAAAATCCTTGTCGGAGGAGATGATCATGACCGGCTCGTGCTTGCCAAATTCCTGGGTGCTATCGGTCAGCGTGGCGATGATGTCATCGGCCTCGACTCCCTGCAGATGGACGACCTTGAAGGGAAGGTTCTCGCGAATCTCGTCTCGGACATTACCGAGGATCCGAAAGAATTCCTTCCAGTCGATATCACCGGACTCACGAGCGGCCTTACGGGAAGCCTTGTACTGAGGGAACATCTCGCGCCGCCAGGTGCCACCTCCGTCACAGGCCAGAACCATCTGGCCGTATTCCCGACGGTACTTCGCATTGTAAAGTCTCAGGGAGTTCAGGATGCAGTGACGAACTAATCCCTCGGAGACCGAGATACGCATGGCAAACAGGTTAGCGATGGCCACGCCAGAGTAATCTACGATGATCATTGTCCAGACATACTACCCCAGAGGAGGGCAGATGTAAACATCAAAATTGCAGATTTTTGAGGTGCTTCCTGGTGATCTTACAGGTCAGCCAGTCGTTGTAGTACTTCTGATCCAGGATGGCCTTACGAGTGAACTGCTCGTAGGCCTCCCAGTACGAGCACTCAGACTTCGAGGAGCAGAGGTAAAGGATCTCCCTCTTGAAGCTACCAGGACCCAGATCCTTGACGTCTTCCTGAATCGCTGCGTTGGATCCGTAGTAGGATCTCCAGTCAGACTCAGCCTTGAACTTCTTTTTCTTTCCCTTGACCTGCTTGCTCTTCGAGGAGAAAAAGAGTTTCTTGCCGACGTAAAGCCGGCCATTCACCAGATTATGAATTACATACACAAATCCAACGTGGATTTTAGGATCTAATTCTCCTGGTGCGGGATTAAATTCGCGATTGTTGTGGTACCACACGAGTATTATATATCGCTAATCGCCTGTTCTTTGGGTTTCTTTTTGTATGGACCCCTCTTTTTCCCCAAAGCGGCAAGGCGCTTCTTTTCTATGTGCTCAGGTGATTGTTTCCTACCACGCATTGCTTCGGACTGCTTTCGTTTTTGCTCGTCCGATTTAGATTTTCCAGAATTTGCCTCGCTAATTTTTTTACGATGTTCAGCGGTCTTGGGCTTGTTGTTTCCAGCAGCTAACTTATTGCCGCGCATTCTTTCTGATGCTTTCATTCTGAATTCAAGCGGCATCATCATTCCAAATGCTCTTCCAGAACTTCTGCCTCCACCAGGCACTATATTCCATCCAATCTTCCATTCCGGTCTAAGCTCAAGCTCTTTTAGATAACAATCGTCTTCTGATCCTTCGAATATTCTTTCGACTTCATATTCCTCGGAAATGAGGGCATTTGCGAGATTTAGATTGCAGTGATTGCCAGATACTGCAGCAAGTTTGTGCCGCTGTAGGCGGCGATCGAGGTCAAGTGTAACTCCAACATAACCCTCTTCGCGAATATTGGTATGGTTCTTGTTCCTAATCCAGTAGACGGTAGCTTTTCGCATAAAATGTATTTATGCAAATTCGTAATTAGGTAGAAGCGTTAACTATCAGTCTTCGTCCTCGTCTTCGTCAGATTCGTGAGATCCACAGAAAGGACAGAACTCTGGGTAAAACTCAGATTCCTCGTCCAGTTCCTGATCGTCAAATTCAGGATCAAGTTCCTGCGGGAGCTCCGTAAAGAGTATGGAGTACAGAGCCCCGCAACAATTGCATTCTTTTTCGATCTTCATGCTTCGCAGGATGCACAGTGCAACAGGTTACGCCCAAGTTCCTGGGCAGGATTGGTTCCGCGCTGGTAGTAAAGGCTCTTGACGCCCTGCTCCCAGGCAAAAATGAGAAGTTGATTGACGTCTTTCGGGGAAGTCTTCGGGTGAATCATCAGGTTCAGGCTCTGGCTCTGATCGATGTATTTCTGGCGAGCCGCAGCCTGAATGACGATCTCTTTCTGTGAGATCTCACCGAAGGTCTTGAAGACGTCCTTCTCGTTCTCCGAGAGGAAGTCGAGGTGCTGGACAGATCCTCCTCTGACTAGGATAGTCTGCCAGGTGTTTCGATCGTTCTTGCCGTGCTTTTCGAGAACTGCCTCGAGGTAAGGATTCTTGTAGGTAAACTTGCCCTTGGAGAGATCCTTCACGAAGTAGTTGGAATTGAGCGGCTCGATCGATGGAGAAACCTGGCCCAGGATGAAGCTCGAGGATGTGGTCGGAGCGATCGCCAGGGTCGTGACGTTGCGCAGACCGTATCCCTTGAGGAGTTCCGGTTCACCGTACTCGGTAGCCATCTTTCGGCTGGCGGCCTGAGTCTTATCGCGCAGGAGCTTGTGGATCTGAACGTTGAGAAGCTTGGCCTCGAACGACTCGAAAGGAATCATCTTGGACTGCAGGTAAGAATGCCAGCCCAGAACACCGATTCCGAGAGCACGCTGGTTCACTGCAAAACGGTAAGGTGCCTGCATGAAAGGCATTCCTGAGACCTTGCGGATAAACTCTGTCATCACCGCATCAAGGAAATAGGTCATGACCTCCGGAGCGTCGGTGTCCTTCCACTCATCGTAGTGCAGGAGATTCATCGAGGACAGATTGCAGACGAATGACTCGTCCTCGGTGGAGGAGAGGGCAATCTCAGAGCAAAGGTTGCTGGCCACGATCTTCTTGCCCTTGTCCTTGTAGACCTGCGGGGCATTTCCATTGACCGCATCCGCGAAGAGGATGTACGGATAACCGGACTCGAAACGCTTCTGAATGATTTTGCCCCAGATCTTGCGCTTGTTCTCATCACCGGCGATCATGGAACGCATCCACTCATCGGTCACGGTGATGCCGATCGAGAGGTTCTGAATGGCATGGCCCTCGCTGCGAATCTGCAGGAACTCAAGAACATCCGGATGCTCGACCGGCAGATAGGCCGCAAAGGATCCACGGCGTACGTTTGACTGGGACACCACGTTGGTCGTGGTCTCGAACATCTCCATGAAGTGGACAGGACCAGAGGACTTGCCGCCCGTGGAGATGTCTGACCCGCGGGCTCGGAGACCGCCAAAATAGGCAGAGGTGCCGCCACCCATCTTCGTCATCATTCCGACCTCTGCGGTCTTCTCAAGGATGCACTCGAGCTTGTCACAGATGTATGATCCGAAGCACGATATCGGTAGACCACGCTGGATTCCAAAGTTTGCCCAAATGGGTGATGACAGGGAGTACCACCCGCGGGACATGTAGTCCTCGAACTTGTTCGCAAAGCCATCGATTCTCAGTATGGCCTCGGCGGCCTCTGCGATCTGACGAACTCGCTGCTCGGGCGTCTGGCCTGGTGCCAGGTAACCGCGTTCCAGAAAGAGGCGCGAGTCCTCGTTGAGCCAATAGTAACGTTGATTCATGATTAGAAGAGATCAGATGAGGAGAATGATTGAGACTTCTTCGAGTATTCCACTGGGCGCTTGAAGAAGAAATCCGTGGCGGTATTGCCCAGGACGTCCTCATCGAACCATGTCGTCTGCTCCAGCAGTTTCTGGTCAAGGTTCTCAAAGACCGGTTTGATTCCGATCTGAACCAGTGAATCGTTCAGACGGTTCTTGATGAATTCCTTCAGGATGTCTGAGTTGAGACCGTCTCCCTTGTAACCATTCACGGACCAGTCAATGATGCGAGCCTCTGCCTTATAGGCTTCCTCGCACTCATGACGGATGCGTTCGATGAGCTCCTCGTCAAACAACTCAGGATGTTCCTGGCGGATGGTGTTGACGAGCTTGATGCCGACCAGGGCATGGATCAGTTCTTCCTTGGAGGTATAGGCAACCTGCTGTGCGGTATCCTTCAGGACGTTGCGGTAACGGTTGAACCAGTTAATGGTGTAGAACTGGCTGAACAGGGATACGTTCTCCACGTACAGGGTGAAAAGGATCAAGGAATAGACGTACTGTTTGCGGGCATCCTTGTAATGCTTCTTGAGATACTTGCGCAGGTATTGAACTCGGCCCTGGATGATGTCTAGCTTCAGGTTCTCCTCGAAGATGTGCTCCATCTCCAGGACTCGGAGCAGACGCTCGTAGGCATTGTTATGAATCACCTCGACGTTGGCCATCACATAACCCAGGTCGGTGATGGAAGGATGAGGAAGATTCTCTCCGAGCTTTGCCCAGAACGTCTTGACCGCGACCTCGATCTGGCCAATTGCCGAGAGGCATCGGGAGATCATCTCTCGTTCCTGAGGGGTGAGTTCCGTCTTGAAGTCCTGCACGTCGCTCTGGAAATTAAACTCCTTGTCGGTCCAGAAGCCGTTGTGCATGGCTGTGATGAACTCTTCAGTCCATGGATAATGGTCAGGTTTACGAGAGATCTGTTCCTCGAAGATCATAGTGGTAAGATGCGCGCAGAATGAATAAATTTAGCCGACCAACACTGTACTGCACAGTGCGTCAGATGTAAACCGTAAAGTGACTTACGGTCTGAAAAAATCAGTGACCTTATCTATACCCCGGCACTTTTACGTCGTTCACTCGCCGTTGTGTGGACGGCGGCGAATCGCACGAAGTGCTCCGGTGTTACTGTCACGAATGACGATCGTATGGTCCCTGCCACGATTGCTGTAGGCGTAATCGTAAATGGCTTTATGGTTCTCATTCTTGAGATCCAGAAATTTTGACCATCTCTCGAACTTCATCTTTCCCTTCTCAAACTTTCGAAAAGTCTCTGTCTCCAGATCAAACTGGCGGTACTTCCGGCGAATCACCGGCCCAGGTACCATCGATGGTGGCATTGCCATGTTCGGGGAATCTCCCGTGACATTTGCCGGGGAAGACATACCAGGAGCTCCACCTGCAGGAGTTCCATCCTCACGAAGCTTTCTGACTGTTTTCATTACAGTTTTGTGATGTTGTGGTCGGTGCCATCAAATCCCTTACCGTTCGCACGGCGCACAACCTGGAACTTATCCCCAGACTGTTTGTGAGTGTAGACCGATGTTCCAGATCCACCGAAACCAGTACGGACGTGCTGTGAGCTGTAGGTATTGTGAAATTCCTCGGAATCCTTCTCGTGCTTCTCGGTAGGTGCACCAGGAGTGTGTTCTCCCTTGTGACCCTTCACGTAGTGCTTGGCAAACTCTGCAGAATTTGCGTCATGATAAACCTGGTTCTGCTTGTTCAGGCTGTAGGCCTCAACGACCTGGCTCAGAGCCTCTGCCACCGAACGGATAGTGTGTTGCTGGTTAACCTCGACGCTCTCAGTTTTAGGCTGAGAATTGCGCATTTTGGTCTCTGTACCGGCACCTACGGCCTTTACCGAGGCAACATGAGAGTGTCCGGGCTGACGACTCAGCCAGCGGTGTCCGCTGCTGTTCTCGTTATGGTTAACGTGATATCCGGCATTTGGACCATGCGCCACGTGATGGATATCGATCCGCTCAAGATCTGGATCGCGCAAACTCTTAGCCTTATCCTTTGCGTAGTCCTCTGCGTCTTTGAATGAAGAGAATGGCATGATTTTAGATTTTTCTAAGTCTATCTACGATCGTGGGATCGAGAGGTATTTCGACAAATTGTGATTCTGGAAGGTAGTTGAGGTAAATTAGGAAAGTCTTGAGTGCGGGCCAGAGCTCTTCTTCGATCTTGTAGAACACCATGCGGTTTGCGGCCTCAATACCAAATACGTTGTAGATGATGATCAGGTGATTTAAGATCAGTCTTTCTTGCAGGTCTCCTGACTGATTATACCGTCTCAGCAGACGTTTGACATACTTAAATCTTGCAATATCCTCCTCGAACTCGGCGATATCTAGGCACTGCGGGTTATCGTAATGCTTGGCTGCAAAGATCGTGAAATTATCCTCTGTCAGTTCATCAAAAAGTTTCATGTCGGTATTTATGCAGTACCAACATGAAATCAAGTATTAAGTTCCTGCCTGGTCGTCGTGATCCTCCGCCTGTTTAGCGTGCCATCTGGCAGCTTCGTGGTACGAGCCGCCATGCATGGCCACATGATGCGAGTTCGGATTTGTGCGGTGGTGTGCGATAACTTTCTGGGCTGCTTCTCCAGCGGCTCGGTGAGCATCGGCAGCGGCCTTATGAAGCTTAGCGCTATCCGACCCCTGGTGCAGATTTGCCACACCTGAGGCATGCCGAGCATGGTCATCTGCAGCTCTGTGCTGAGCTTCTAGCTCCTTCGACTTCTTGGTATGTTCTGGATCGAATGCCTCCAGAGTCATCTGGCGATATGAATCAAATACGGTGCTCATGCGTTGATCTTATCGATGATCTCCTGCTTCTTCATTCTGGCATTGACAGAAATGCCCTTCTCGGTGCCAAACTGGATGAGTTCGGCCTTCGTCATGGCTGCCAGATCGATTCCATCATCCTTCGTGTCGACCGCTTCCTCTTGCGAGCTCAAAGATTCTGGAATCTCTGGCTCCGGTGCAGGAGGTGGAGCAACCGGCTCTGGAGTAGGAGAATAGGTGACCTTGATAGGTTCACCTGTTTTCTCCTCGATCTTGTAGAATGAGCCGTAATTGACCTCAGGATAGAAGCCTAGGGCTCGTTTGATTTTGTCGAATAATGAGGCCATGACGAACGGTGCTTGGTTTATGGATTGCTAGGCAAGAATGCGTGAGGATGATTATGCTTAGCTACGTCTTTATCTCCGCCGTGCTGCTTGATTAGAGCCGATTGCGTATCGTGTAGGTGTTTGCCCTGGGCAGCTCTCTTCAGGTGAAACCGCATCTCTCGTTCATGATCCTTGGCAAGGTTGAGAGCAATTTTATGATTTCGACTTCCTTCACCTTGCGTCGACGCAATTCTCTTTGCCGTGTCGTGCCAATCCTTGGCAGAATCGTGCCTGCTCAGAGCCAGGGTCATATGACCCTCATAGTCCGTCATCTGATGCGTTGGAGGCGTCGTATTATGAATGTTGGCGTGCTTTTTGCGAAGAGAGTGATCAAGCTCTGGCAGCTTTGCTTCATCCAAAGACTCCTCGGTCGAGGGCTTAGCAGCTTCGTTCGTCATGGCGACGTATGCTTCATGCGACTGACTTGATTGCTTGTTCTCCTGATAACTTTGTCATTGGTGTTGGGTTTGGTTTAGTTGTTTTAGTCTGAATGTCCAGCAGCTTTATCTTCGTGATGAGCTGCCTTTTCGTAATGCGCGTTTGATCTATTTGATGCAGCTTCTTCTCCTTTATCAGACGATCCTTTTAGGAAATCAGCGTGGGCCGCGCTAGCCATGCCGTGGAGGTGGGAAGCCTTATGATGCGCTTTCGCTGCACGTTGGTGATCACTCTTTTTGCCAGACTTATTGGCAATGCTAGAATAATGATTTGCAACTGCTGTGGCGTGTTTCGCCTTGAACTCGTGGTGCTTGACGTGGTCTTTTGGATGAGGATTTTCTGGATTCTTTGGAAGCCCGGTAGCCTCATCGATCTGGTTCATCTGCTCGACGAGAGCGGAATCATCGATTCCCACAGCCTCATTTTGCATAGCTTCGTATGCGCTTGCAACTGAGCGAAGTGCTTGTTCCTTTGTCAGCGTTGGCATTGGGGAAGGATTGGCCTTCGGCTTTTCAGCAGGAGTGACTTCCTCCGTGCCGTCTGCTTTGTTGGTATAAGGTGCTTCTTCGGCCTTAAGATTCTTGTCAGCGTCATCCTTCATCTTCTTGGTGGCAGTGTCCATGACCTCAGGTCCGCCTTTGGCATCAGCTGAAGTACCTTCTTCCATGTGGCCGGAGGCATAACGGTTCACGTTGTCTGCTGGCTTGTCG